ACAACTTCAAATAAATTAGTTGATTCAAACGCTGCTTTTTTAACTTCAGTTGTAGGACAAACTTTATACAACATTAAAGACAAAACGACTGCAATGGTTACTGCTAGAGACAGCGGAACAACTTTAAGTATTAGTGCGAACATTATGGCGAGTGGAGAAGGCTATGTTATTGGCGGACTAACTTCAGATGAAATTGATTATGAACTTTTTGATGCTTCTGGTGATACAAGTTCTGGATTACTTGGTGACATATATGAAGATGCTGTTGGCGATGTAAAGTTTGCATTTTCTCAATATAAATTTATTGATTCAAAAGATATGCTTGAAAGACTTGGGCGACTGTGTTTTTCATACGTATTTATTGGTGGAGATGGTAAATTTAAAATAAAAACATTAAGAAGAACTGACGACTATTCAGCTTCTGATCAAACAATTGATTATAATGATATGACATTAAATAAAATTGGAAAAACTTCATTAAGTTCTGTCAAAAATTCTGTTTTAATAAATTACAATCATAGTTATGGAGCAAACCAAAACAAATCACAAGCAACGGCAACTGATTCAACTTCACAAGGCACGACAGTAAACGGTTTTAATGAAACAATGCAATACGAATTAGATGCCAATGAAATACTTGATTCAACGACAGCAACTAAATTAGCTGAAGCATACATTCATATTATGAAGGGCAGAAAAGATATAGTTGAATTTAATTGTGTACGACCTAAATACAACCACCTTGAAATTGGTGATATAATAGATTTTAGTAATTGGAATAGTAATTTGGAATTATATGGTGCTGCAATGTCTGGATATTTTATTATATCAGATATTAGTAAATCAATAACAGGCTGTTCAATCAAAGCAATAAAGGTATCATAAATGGCTAATATGAACATAGGAACACCACGATTTTATGTGGATGAAATTAATTATCTAATGGCGAGAGGTGTGGCTGCAACTGAATTTGCAGTAACAGACACAGATGCCGGTAATTTTATTGGCGATTCACTTATGACAACAGGTTCAACTGCTGAATTATTTGATATGAGACCATTAAATAAAGTGACTTTTAATACAAGTTCTGATACAGGTGGTCACGTACTTATAACAATAGATACGCAAAGTGCAACTTCAGTAAATTATATTGCTATTTTAAATCATAACTTAAAAACAGCCGTAGGTAAAATAAGAGTATCTTGTGGAGATGCAGCAAGTGACGTTACTGCTTTAAATGGTGCAAACGCAGATACAGCAGACAAAGCGTGGAGCAACTCAGATGCAATCGAAATGATAAACGCAGATACAACGACAGCAGCGGCAGACTCTAAAAGCGTTGTTATTGAGCCGGGAGCAGATGGCAGTACAATTATTAAATTTACAAATCAAAATCTGAGATTCTATGCAATTCAATTAGAAGGTAATACAACAAATACAGGAAACGCAACAAACGGGACGTGGGGGAGTACAAATGCTTTTGTTGGGTGTATTATGCTTGGCGAACATCACGATATGCCACATTCACCAGACCTTGATCTTACAAGAATGATTTCATATAACAGATTAAACGATTTACAAGAATCACACGGTGGACAACGATTTAGTAATTTAAAAACAATTGGTAGGACAGCAAGTGCAACTTCTAAATCGCCATTTACAACCGCATCAAATGCTTATGAATCTTTTGGTGGTAGAATTATATATGATATGAAATATAGTTTTTTAACAAATACAGATTTAATGCCAGACGAATACAATACAATCCCCGCACCTTCAGCTACTATTGATGACGACAATTTTATTGCGGACGTTTGGAATAAAACGCACGGCAATCATATCCCGTTTATTTTTACAATAGACAAAGAATCAGAAGGGGATAATGCAGAATCAGAATATATCTTTGGAAGATTTGCAAACAATTCTTTAGATATGACACAAGTTGCACCAGAAATTTATAATGTATCTTTAACAGTAGAGGAAGAATTTTGATAAAATATTTACCATTACTATTTTTAATGTCTTGCGTTCCAAATACTATGCATAATCATATACTAGACAATAAAAAAATTACTCATATTTATTTGTCAGATGACATACATAGCGGTAGTAAGCATTGGTGCGTTAGACACGGAATGATGGAAAAAATAGAAATTAAAAAACCAAGTGTATCAAGCAAATGAGTAAAGAAATATCACAAGATACAAAATTTGCATTTAGTATTCAGACTATAGTTTCTCTTTCCGTAGGAATCGCAACGCTTGTAGGTTTTTACTATATGATGATGGGAGAGATACAGGAAGCAAAAGAGTTGCCTGTCCCTTTGTCTTTATTCTCTCAAGAGTACCCAAGTAAAGGCATTAGCGATTTCAACTGGAGTCCTTCGTACGAACAATACAAGCAACAAATTTCACAATTACAAAACGATAATGACGAAATATTTGAAATGATTGAAGAGCTTCAAGAAGAAATGAATGTATTAAAACAGCAAGTAGTTAATTTAAGGATTAAAGTGAAATGAGATTATTGCTTTTAATATCTTTAATCTTTGCTCAACAGCAACTAAATGATAAAAACTTTTACGGTGCTATTTACGAGGGCATTCACATGGTAAGGTTTACGGCGGAATGGTCCGAAGATAATAAGAAAAACTTTTACCAGGGGAAATTTATTGTAGATGGCGATAGTGCTTTTCACGGAACAGTAATGACTATCCTTCCTTCAAAGAACGTACCTGAAACTGTTAGAAAATTAAGATTAAGAAACTTCCCAAGTGTTGTTTTATTTAAAGATGGTAAAAAGCAGAAAGTTTGGAAAGCTGATTTTGATGGCAAGCTTGATTTATCTACAGATGAATTAAGAAAAGCAATAGAAAAAATAGTTAAATAATTAATTTCTTAGAAAAAAGCCAGTAGGCTTTGTAACTAATAACAAAAACAGAAAGTAGGAGTTAAATGTCAAAAAAAGAAAAAC